CACCGCAGCTGACAGACCGCCAACAGCCAATGCCAGTTTGACAATTAGCCCGCTGTTTTCCTCAACCCATGACGCCATGTTCGTGATGATTGGGATTAGTTCCTCAAGTACTGGAAGCAAGGCGCTGCCAATGGCTTCGGTGGCTTCGGCCCAGGCGATGTTGAGCTTGGCCATGCCGCCTTCAGCGGTTTCTGTAAATGCCTGGTTAGCGCCGCCGAATGTGCCGCCAAGCACGTTGATGATCGTGTCAAGGTCGGCGCCCTCACGAATAAGGTTCGCCATTTCAGGTGTAAGGGATCGCAGCGCTTTGTAATTGCCTTCGTACGCCTTAGCAAGCGCATCAGCAACGGTTGTGGCGTCAATGGATGTTGCCCGGCTGATATCAAGCACCAGCGACATTTGTTTCTGTGCTTCGCTAATGTCCTTTGTGCCTCGAACTAGCGCAGCAAACGCTGGGCGCAAAACGTCATCGGCAACTGCGCCTTGCTTTGACATGACGCTGATCGCTTTTTCAACCTCTTTGATTTGATCTTGGGTTGCGCCAGTCGAGTTGACAAGCTGCACTTCAAGGGCTTTTTGTGCAGCCTGATCCTCAGCAGCGGCTTTTGCAGCCATGCCGAGCCCAGCGGCCAAAGCCCCAGCAGCTGCCGCGGCAGGCAACATTGCCTTCTTCAGCGCAAACGCCGACTTTTCGCCAGCGCCTTCAAGTGATTGAAACTCTTTTACGGCGCCACGAATACCCTTATCGTCAAACTCGCTAACGATGGGTATGCGGATGCTCATATCAACGCAATTCTACGTTCAATCTCTTTAGCGACCTGTTCAATCGCTTTAGTCATTTCGGCTTGCACGTCGGTGATATGTGCTTCGGCGGCTGGCCACATGACGCGCGATGGGTTGTCAGCAAATGCGGTTAGCGCGTCACCAAAACGGTTAGACGTGCCACGGCCTGCAATGTCGTAAATGGCGGCTGCTGGGTCTTTTTGAATGACCGTCACTACGCCGTCTTTTTTGCGTCCCGCGTCTACTTTGACGGTGATGCCGCGTCGAGCTTTACGGGCGTCCCACGGCAACAGTTGGCGACCGTTTTGCGTCCACCGATATTTCATGCCCGACAATGCTTGTGCGGGGTAACTGCCTTGCGCCGCCACGACGATCGGGCTAGCAATTTGTTTAGCGTCTTTAGCGAATTGTTTGCGGGCCTCAGGGTCAATCTGCTTGAGGTCACGCAACATTTGCTTGACACCGATCACTTCAACGGTTGCCATTAGCGGCCCCGCTTTGCCTGTTGCTGTTGCAACTCAAGAACGTGGAACACGGTGGTCATGTCTCGAGTGTCAAACTCCACTTGCGGCGGCCAGTAGCCCGTCATAACTAAGACCTCAGCGAGGGAGCGTCGCCAGGTGCCGCGATGGTAGGGGTTTCGTCGGTGGTTTCTTCAATGGGCGTGATTTCCATGTCCGGGTGTTCAGCGACCCATTCACGCCACGTGCCCGGCACTTTGTCGCCAGCAAGTTTGCACAGGATGTATGCCCAGCAGCACATGTCAACAAAGCCAATGCCTTTGCCGTCTGCGGATCGGCGGTTTTCGGTTTTTTCCCATTCGACGATGGCAAGCATGTTTGTGACCATTGTGCGGGGTTCGCGCCCGTCTTTGAGGTCAATCTTGAGTTTGACGCGCATTAGTTACCTTTCGTCGGGCAAGGCTCCGCCAGCGCGGGCTTGCTTTGTTTGTTTTCAGCGCCGCCCGATCGGGCTGGCGAGAACATGATTAGCTGGTGGCCTTTGTGAGGGTGCCACCCGTGAAGGTGAGGTCGATAGTGCTGAGCTCGCCGAGCGATGCGTTGATCGGGGTGTGGCTTTCTAAGTATGCGCCGGTCAGCGTGTACTTTGGCGATGCAGCCGTTGGGGTGGTCAAACCAGCGGCCGTCGGCGACAACTCCAACGTGGTCGTGGTGCCGACCAGCGCGTAGATTGATGCTTCGGTCTCGTTGGATGCGTACGACTGGTACAGCGTGACGGTGATGCTGTTGTTGGCAAGGCCTGCGGTGTAGGTGCGGGCGGTGGAGCCAAACGCGGTGTTTTCCAGCGCTTCAACGGTGTAGGTGACGGTTGCGGCGGTGCATTGGTCGGACAGATCGACGTTGTTGATTTCGATTGCCGGGTTGGACAGGTAGACGCTGGTTGGCATGGCTTAGTTCTCCTCGACTGGTTCTGCTTTGACTTTAGACGACTTTTTTGGTTTGTCGGTGGATATGAGGCCCGCCGACAACAGGGCGTCAATGTTGGTGCCTTCTACTGGCTCAAATTTGTCGCCTGGTGTACCGAGGCGCGGGCTAACGATGACGTACATGATCGCTCCTAGCTTGTCTGTGCTTGCATGGTGACGGTGAGATCGTAGGCAGGCAAGATTGAGCCGCCAATGTCAATCACGGTTGGGCGACCCCCGGTGACAGCGACGTTTTTGGCCAGTAGCATAGCGCAAATGTTGAGCAGGGATCGCTGAGCATCAAGGTTGGCTGGGCCGAGTGTCAGCACCTTGACGGGGAACGTCAGTTTGACGATGTTGTAGTTCCAGCTTTCCCAAGATGGTGCGTCAATGAACGCGCACGGCGGGACGATGTTGCGGGGATCGTTCACGACCTGTAGCCCTGTGATGGTTTGCAGGGTTGCGGTCAGGTCGTCGATGGCCTCGTTGAACAGGTCGGTGTACGCGGGTACGGGCATTAGGCCACCTGTGGGCGGTCAATTCCCAACAGCTGCTTCACCATGCCGGACAGGCCGACGACCGGGGCGGTTGCCATGCCATCGAACGATGCAAACTGATCCATTGAGCCGCGCTGACGGTACAAGGCACCGCCGTACATGATCGTGCCTAGGGTGACGTCGCTTGATGGGCTGGTGCTGACGCTGTCAATGTATCCGGCCTCTTGGCGGCGGCGGTAGCAGAACTGGTTGGCGGCTGCGGCGCATTGCGTCAAAAACGCTGCGTCGCCCGCGGTTGCGGTGCCGATACCAAGCCAGTCCTCAATGTTGGTTGCGGTGATCCAAGTACAGACAGGCGTGTATGCAAGCGTCCCTGTGGATGCGACACGATTGACGTTGCTAGCAGTTTTGGCGTACAGCACCTGGTTTTGAATTGGCACCTGATAGTCGTACATCAGGTCGCCTTCGGTGTCGGTGCCAAGGTACAGGTATTGCGGGAGCGCGTAAACGGTGTATGAACCGTTGAATGTTGCGTCAACGCCTGTGACGGTGATTGCGCCGCCTACAACTACCTCTGAGGGTGTGAGGAGTTGTAGGACGGCGTAATCGTCCAGTAGGTACTTATGGGTGACCGTGTAATTGGCCATGGTGTAGGCCTCCTACCCGGTTCAGTTGACGACGATGTACTTGACCTGATCGGCGTCTGCGATGAAGGTTGCAACGTAGCCGTAGTACGAGAACGTGCGACCAAGGGTGCCAGGCACTTCGACCGACATCAGGCCGCGTACCTGCTCGTAGAACTCAATGGCTGCGCCGCGGGCAACGTACAAGGTGCCTGATGCAAAATTGCGGTCTGCGACGAGGTTGAGGCCGAACGGGTTGAACGTGTTGGCGACCGTGATGTTGGCGGTGCCAAGTCCGTTGACGCCCATGAGGCCGGCTGCGCCTGCGTACGGGAAGATCGGGCGCTTGTCTCCGTCGAGCTGGCTGCCGAGCTTCTGCCATACGTCCGGCGACACGAACAAGTGGTCGGGCAGGAAGTTCGTGGCGTTGAGGATGTCGGTGGCTGCGTCGTACAGCGATGCGATCAGGGTTGACGGGTCGTTTGCGGTGACCGTCCACGTTCCGCCTGATGCTGATGCGCCGTTGGTGATTGCGTCTGCTGCAATGTCGTCGGACTTGAGCAGGTACTGGCCTGCGAGGTCGCGCAAGATGATTTCCATTGCGGCTGGGCTGGTGAAGTCGATGTCCTGCACCGACAGCGTGACCTGACCCGCGAGCGTGGTCTTAGTGACGACGTTGGATGCGATGACTGGGGTGGTGGCCGAAACTGGGTTCAGTTCGGGCGACTGTGCGGCAACGGACGGGTGCGTCGTCCAGGTCGGGCGGATGAACGTCTTGCTGTTGCCACCGTCGGGCATGGCGCGAGCGCCGACGGCTGCGACGACTGGGCGGATGTAGTTCAGATCCTGGAACACAGGGCCGAGAACTGGCACGGGCAAAAGACCTGGGGTGTCGGTGGTGAGGGTGTCACCTGCGGCTGCCTGCAACGCGGTCTGACGCGACTTGGCGGCCTCGACGAATGCTTCGTTGACCTTGCGGAACGTGTCGCCACCGATGTGGTACGCGGCCATGTATTCGCCTGCGGTTGGCATACCAAAGTTGCGCTTTGGCTGTGCCGGGATTGGTGCGGTTGGGATCGTGGCCTCGACTGCGGCGGCCTCGACGACTGGTGCGTTTTCCATTGCTGGTGTCTCCTCTTGTGGGGTCTCTTGTTCAGTATTGCCGATTTCTTCTTCGGGTTGGTGGATACTTGCGGCGACTTCGGTGATGGCGGCTGCGTCACCGAATGCTCCGACGGGTACGAGCGACAGCTCTACCCAGTCGGCGGCCTTGACGATCATGGTGCCGTCGTCGTCGTAACTGAAGTCGGTGGGGGTGACGCCAATGGATACCTGGTCAATGACGCCCTCGGACAGCATGATCATGGCGTCCTGGCCTTGGCTAGATGCCGAGATTTTGGCGGTGAACAGCATCCCTTCAGGGCTGTCAACGCGTTCGGTGACGACACCGACGGGCATTGTGCTGTCGTGGTACATGAACAGTCGTGGTGCCTTGCCTTCAACGGGTAGTGCGCCTGGCTTGATAATGACGTCTTGGCCGGATGCGACGGTTGCTTTGACGTTGTACGGTACGGCGACGCCGCTGATTTCGCGTCGGCCCGCACCCTTACCAGCAATGATGCTGATGTCGGTGGCGTGAAATTTGATCATCGGTTTGCAATCCTCTCTTGCGTGTTTTCTTCAATGTTGATTTCTGATGGTTCATCCATTTTGTCGGCCATGTATTCCTCAGACAGGTAATCGTCAGCGTCAAATTCGACGTATGTGCCGCGTGGTAGCACGTTGTCCATTGACAGGGTGGCGGCGATCGCTTCGGCGTACAGCTTGACACCAAAGA